CATTAAAGATTCAGTTAGTTCTTAAAGGTGTTATCAATATCGATGATTGGTCAGAAATGGTTCAACAGATTCGATTTGACTTCATGAAGGATAATCACTTTTCGGAAATTAAAGACAATGAGATTATGCAAGGTAGAATCAATTTACTAACTTCTATTGATCCATTTGTTGGCAAGTATTATTCTCCTACATATGTTAAACGTAAGATCCTTATGCTTAATGATGAACAGATTGAAGAAATTGACGCAGAGAATGAGACACATAATGCTGAAACCCAAGCAACTGAAATAGAAGACATGAAAGTCAAAGGTCAAGCTAATGCTGACATTGTGAATATGAAAGACACTGGAGATAAAAAATGAGTACACGCGATTTAGTAGATGCCCTAATTTCAGGCGATTCAATTGAAATTGAAAATGCATTTGATGCTACTATGGCAGAAAGAATGTCAACAAGTTTGGATGCATATAAAGTTGAAATAGCACAATCAATGTTTAACGCCATTACTGCAGACGAAACTTCAGAATAATTCTAATTTATTTGATGATAAATATAAAATCAATAAGGAACTAATATGGCGGTCGTAAAAAGCTTTTTAAAATTAACAGAATCTGACTGTGTAGTTAAAGTCGCAGGAACTGCAGGAGCAGCTACTATTAGTTTGTCTACTGATTTGTTACGCCCAACAGAATCGCTTACTGGTGGAGCACAAGCGCCTAAAGTTGTTATTACTACACTGACGTGGACTGGTGACACTGCTGGCGTTATTAGTATTTCTAGAGGCGGTACGATTATTTGCACTCTCTTAGCAGCTGCATGCAGTCAGTTGGATTTTGGAGGACAATTTGCAACAGCAGAAAACACTAATGCAACTAACGATATTGTTGTTACTATTAGCGGTGGACAAGCAGAATTGTTTATGCGTATTTCAAAAGTAACAGGCTATTCAAGCAAAATTGAAACTTCACAGTTCAGCGTATATGATGATACCTCAGTAGTGGGAAGCTAATCATGTATTTAATTAAAGAAGTTTTAGAATCAGTACACCTTATTACCGAGAACAAACTCGGTAAAGGTAAAGAATATTTTATTGAAGGTGTATTCCTTCAATCAGAAGTTAAAAATCGTAACGGCCGTATGTATCCAGAGTCTACAATGGATAAAGAAGTTGCTCGTTATATGTTAGAAAAAGTAAATAAGAATACAGCTTATGGAGAACTTGGTCATCCAGATTCTCCTTCTATCAATTTGGATAGAGTATCACATATGATCGTCGATCTTCGTAAAGAAGGCACTAATTATATTGGTAAAGCAAAGATCATGGAAACGCCAATGGGTAATATTGCACGAAGCCTTCTTGAAGGTGGAGCAAATCTAGGCGTTTCCAGTAGAGCGCTTGGTTCTATTCGAATGAATAGAGAAGGAATTCAAGTTGTTCAAGACGATTTTATGTTGTCTACAGCGGCAGACATCGTAGCTGATCCTTCAGCGCCTGATGCTTTCGTAAGAGGTATCATGGAGTCGGCAGAGTGGGTTTTTGTTGATGGTCGCTTTGAACAAAAGCATATTGAACAAACTAAGAAACTTATTCAGAATGTTCCATCTAAGCGATTGAACGAAGTTTCCGTACAAGCATTTCAGAACTTTCTGAATAATCTAAAGTAATAAATAAATAATCTAGTTTAGGAGAATAAACAAATGTCTATCGAACAAAAAATTGCCGACCTTCTTGAAGAATCTAAGAAGTTGCAAGAAGAAGAACAAACTGAAGTGGTTGCTGAAGAAGTGATTACCGAAGAAGAAGTAACTGAAGAAGTAACTGAAGTGGTTGCTGAAGAACTTACAATCGATGTATCTGAAGACGTTGCCGCACTGGTTAACGGTGAAGATCTATCGGAAGAATTTAAAACTAAAGCTGCTACAATTTTTGAAGCAGCTGTAGTAACTCGCGTTAAGCAAGAAATTGCTAAACTCGATGAACAGTTTGATACTAAACTTGCAGAGCAAGTCGAGTCAATCAAAGAGGGTCTTGTTGAAAAAGTTGATGGATATCTCAACTACGTAGTTGAGCAGTGGATGACAGATAATGAGCTTGCCCTTGAGAATGGTATGAAGAGTGAAATCATGGAGAGTTTCATCACAGGTATGAAAGGCCTTTTTGAACAACACTACATTGATGTACCTGAAGAAAAGTTTGATGTTCTAGGCGAAATGCAAGAAGAAGTTAGTGCTGTAAAGTCTAAACTCGACGAGCAATTAGCTGCTAATGTTGAATTAACTAAGCAAGTAAATGAAATGAAGAGAGTTGCTGCGATTGCAGAATCAGCAGCAGGAATGGTTGATACCGACGTAGAAAAGTTTAGCGGCCTTGCCGAAGAACTTGCCTTCGAAGATGCTGATACCTTCAAGACAAAACTTCAAACCATTAAGGAAAATTATTTTGGTAAGAAGGTAAGTAAGACTGTTAATTCAGTCGTGACAGATGAACCAGTGCAACTCTCTGAAGAAACTATCAGTCCTAGAATGGCTGCTACTCTTCGTGCACTTGGCAAAAAGTAAACATCCATTAAAGGAAAAATAAAATGACAACACGTCAAGATTTAATTAAAAAGTGGTCTCCAATCCTGGAAGCTACGGAAGCTGCTCCAATCCAGTCTAACTATCGTAAAGAAGTTACTGCTGTTCTTTTGGAAAACCAAGAACGCGCAATGTCAGAGAGCTACCATGCTCTTAACGAAATTGCTAACACTGGTGGCGCTGGTGTTTCATTGGGTGCCGCTGGTACTAATGCTAATATGGCTGGTTATGACCCAGTTCTTATCAGTCTAGTTCGTCGTGCTGCTCCACAGATGATCGCTTATGACATTGCTGGTGTTCAGCCAATGACTCAGCCTACAGGTTTGATCTTCGCTATGAAGAGCAAGTATGCTGCTCAAGACGGCGCAGAAGCATTGTTCAACGAAGCAGATACTGACTTCGCTGGTGCAGCATCTCCTGCTCACGCTGGTTCTAACCCACTAGACGGTACTTATACTACTGGTACTGGTATGTCTACCTCTACGGCTGAAGATCTTGGTGCTGGTACAGCATTCGGTCAAATGGCTTTCTCTATCGAGAAGACTACTGTAACTGCTAAAACTCGTGCCCTAAAAGCTGAGTACACAGTTGAACTAGCACAAGACTTGAAAGCAGTTCACGGTCTTGACGCTGAAGGCGAACTAAGCAACATTCTTTCAAGCGAAATCTTGAATGAGATCAACCGCGAAGTTCTTCGTACAGTGTACGTTGGCGCTAAAGTTGGTGCTCAAGTTGGTACCGCTTCTGTTGGTACTTTCGACTTGGACGTTGATGCTAACGGTCGCTGGTCAGTTGAAAAATTCAAAGGTCTAATGTTCCAAATCGAACGTGAAGCCAATGCAATCGCGCAGACAACACGTCGTGGCCGTGGTAACTTCATCATCTGTTCTTCAGATGTTGCAAGTGCTTTGGCAATGGCTGGTGTTCTTGATTATGCTCCTGCTCTTTCAACTGGTTTGAATGTTGACGAAGCAAGCACTACTTTCGCTGGTGTTCTAAATGGTAAGTATAAAGTGTATGTTGATCCATACTCTGCTAACCAAGCAAATACCCAGTTCTTCGTAGCTGGTTATAAAGGTACTTCTGCATTCGACGCTGGTCTTTTCTATTGCCCATACGTGCCACTAGAAAAAGTTCGTGCTATCGATCCTGCTACATTCCAGCCGAAAATCGGGTTTAAGACTCGTTATGGAATGGTTGCTAACCCATTCACTTCATTGGCTTCTGGCACCAACATTTACTATCGTAAAGTTGCAGTTACCAACTTGATGTAATCGAGTTAAGTCTACGTAAGATAGACACCTTAAAAGGGAGCTTCGGCTCCCTTTTTTTCGTTATAAATAGAGTATGACTACATTACTTTCAACTCAAATTCCAGAAAACATTAATCCGTTATCACCTAATGGATACTTGTTTGCGATCGATAGAATCCCATCTCTATCATATTTCTGCCAAGAAGTTGCACTGCCAAGTATAACACTTCCAGAAGTAATTCAAAATACACCTTTCTCAAGGGTGTCTCTGCCGGGTGATCAAATTGACTATGGTGTATTAACCATACAATTTTTGATAGACGAAAAAATGGAAAATTATAAAGCCATTCATAATTGGTTGATTGGTTTAGGGTTTCCGGAAAACTATCAGCAATATACGGATATCGTAAATAGTGGTAGTATGTTAGAGTCTTCTGAAGTCGCAAGAGCATCGTCAGACGCAGCACTAATGATTCTTGGTAATGACAATAATACAGTTCAAACCATACAGTTTACCGATTGTATTCCACAAAGTCTAGAGAGTGTTACATTCACGTCTACGAGTCAAGACGTACAGTATTTAATTGGAAACGTAACGTTCTCATATTCTTACTACAAATTCGTTTAATTATTAGCCGAAAGGCTATCACTGAAATACATTATGAACATAACAGAATTACATGACCTTTGGGATGTTGATTGCAATATCAACGGTGATCACCTCGATCGCGAGTCAGTTAAAAGCCCACAACTCCATGCAAAATATCTGCGCTTTCTTATCCAGCATAAGATGAAGCTATCTGCATTTACTGCAGAGTATAATACCCTTCGACAAAAGAAATTTCGATACTATCGCGGTGAAATGAGTAAAGATGAACTCACCGAAACTGGATGGAATCAATGGCAAGGAATTAAACCATTAAAGAATGAGATGGAAGAATTCCTTGAAGGCGACTCCGATCTTAACAAGATCAACATAAAGAGCGCATATATAAAAGGAATGGTAGAGGCTTTAGAGTCTATCCTTGGTCAAATCAAATCGCGTGACTGGCAAATTCGAAATGCCATCACTTGGAAACAATTCGTTGCTGGTGCATAATAATGATTTCAATTGAGAAGATAAACAACGTTCACTTACGGATCTACACTGATCCTTCAATCACACAAGAACTATCGGAATTCTTTACCTTTCAGGTTGAAGGATATAAGTTCACGCCTGCTTATAGAAGCGGACAGTGGGATGGGAAGATCCGCATGTATGACATGAATCGTAAGACATTATATGTTGGTCTTCTTAAGTATGTACTTGGTTTTGCAGAGCGTAATCAGTATGAAGTTAAATACATTAATGAAGTATTGCCCACTAGTACTATTACGCGAGATGAAGTAGTAGAATACGCTAAGTGGTTAAACCCTTGTTCTCGCGGTGTGCCAATTGAGATCTATGACTATCAAGTAGATGCAGTATATAAAGCACTAACAGATGAAAGAGCTTTGTTGCTTTCACCTACTGCGTCTGGTAAATCATTTATCATCTATACAGCAATGAGATACCACCTTGAACAGAACCGCAAGTGTATAGTTATCGTTCCAACTACATCTCTAGTAGAACAACTGTATGCAGACTTTGCAGATTATTCTTCTGTCAATGGATGGAGAACTGATCGTCACTGCCAGAAATTATACAGTGGATTCACTAAGGACGTCACTGCAGATGTGTTAATCACTACATGGCAATCAATCTATAAGCAACCTGCAGCGTGGTTCAATCAGTTTGATGTCATCTTTGGAGATGAAGCCCACAATTTTAAAGCAAAGTCTTTAACTTCTGTCATGGATAAGATGACTAATGTTGCACATCGTATAGGTACTACTGGCACACTAGACGATAAGAAAGTCAACAAACTTGTTTTAGAAGGAATCTTTGGTCCAGTGCATAGAGTCATCTCGACTCGTGAACTAATGGATTCCAATAGAGTTGCAAACCTAAAGATTACTTGTCTAGTATTAAAGTATGACGAAGTAAGTCGTAAGGTAATGAATAGAGCACAGTATCCAGATGAGATCAACTTTATCATTGGCCATGAGAAGCGCAATAGGTTTATTCGTAATCTCGCTATTAGTTGTGAAGGCAATACTCTAGTACTATTTCAGATGGTTGCTAAACATGGTAAGATACTACACGAACTAATTCAAGCAAAAGTTGGAGACACTAGAAAAGTATTCTTTATCTATGGTGGTACCGACACTGAAGCTCGTGAGTCTGCTCGTAAAGCAATGGAAGGTGAAACAGACGCTATCTGTATTGCTTCATTTGGCGTATTCTCGACAGGTATAAATATTCCATCGATAGAGAACGTTATCTTTGCTTCACCAAGTAAATCTAAGATTCGCAACCTTCAATCTATTGGTCGTGGTCTACGATTAAAAGAAGGAAAGACTCATTGTAATCTATATGATATCAGTGATGATCTACATTATAAATCTTATAAGAATCATACTCTTGGTCACTTTGCAGAAAGACTAAAGACATATTCTGAAGAGAAGTTTACTTACAAGATTGTTGAGGTACCAGTTGAATGATTACGTAGTACTTAAATTAATTAGCGGTGAACAACTAATTGCTAGTCTGTTGAATGAAACTAGTGAAGGTATTGTTGTACTAGATCCTATTGTAGTAAGGATGCATGCTATAGTAAGAGATGGTACTAATGTTGAACAAGCTGTTACTAGTAGATTCTGTCAGTTTGGAGAAGACAATGTATTTGCTTTCCATTATAGGAATCTAATCTATCGAAAGAAGTTAGATCCTGATATGATACCTTATTATACTCGTATTGTTAAAGCATTAGAAGCTGAAGACAATATGATTGATCCTCCAGAGGAGTTACTTAGTAGTGATATTCCAATTGATAGGATTATACATTAACTTGAAAGACCATAGATTTATTATACCATCAGTCAGAAGATCTGTACAATCTAAATGCGTCTAATCTTTGGTGTACAGTCAATCATTTATAGTGTATAATAGAACAAATATCACTATGGAGTCTATATGGCAACCCACTATGTCAACAATGCCCAAATGCTTGAATTTATCAAGGATTATCGGGAAAAGCTTTTAACAGCTAGAGCCAACTCTACTGAAACACCTCGCATTCCCGAATATCTTGGAGAGTGTATCCTAAAGATCGCCACCGGTCTAAGTAGGAAATCGAACTTTATCAATTACTCGTATAAAGACGATATGATTCTCGATGGAATTGAAAACTGCATTCAATGTATGCACTCCTTTGATCCAGAGAAATCTTCAAATCCATTCTCCTATTTTACTCAAGTGATCTACTTTGCTTTCCTTCGCCGTATTGCTAAAGAGAAAAAGCAATCGTATATCAAGGGTAAGCTTATTCAAGAC